GCACGTAGGTCTATGAACCTCCTTACTATTGAGTGGCAGAACCGTGGCATTAACATGTGGACTATCGATGAAGGCACTGTCAACCTTGTGGAAGGGACGGCGACGTACGCTTTACCGGCAGATACCATTGATTTGCTTGAGCACGTTGTACGTACTGGTAGCGGTAATATTACTACTCAGTCTGATCTCAACATTACGCGCATAAGTGTATCTACTTACTCTAGTATCCCTAACAAACTTTCTCAGGGGCGCCCTATACAATTGTATATAGACAGAGGTCAAGCAAACCCCTCCGTTACTGTATGGCCCGTCCCAGATCAGGGTACTGCACTTGACCCTTATTATATTTTAAAATACTGGCGTATGCGGCGTATTGAGGACTCGGGAACGGGTGTTAACACCGCCGATGTAAACTTTAGATTCCTGCCCTGCCTAGTTGCAGGGCTTGCGTATTATATAGCGCAAAAAGACCCAGAGCTGATGCCCAGAATACCTATGCTACAAACGGAGTATGAAAGGCAGTTTGAGCTAGCAGCAGGAGAAGACAGAGAGAAAGCTTCTATTAGTTTAGTGCCCCGTAGTTATGGCGTGAGGTAGACATGAGTCAGAGATTTGCCTCGGCTCAGAACGCAATAGCGATATGCGATATTTGCGGGTTTCAGTACAAACTTAGAGAGCTTAGACAATTAATTGTAAAGGGGGACAAGACAAACTTAAAAGCTTGTCCCGAATGTTGGAACCCAGACCAGCCACAAAACAGGCTGGGAGAGTTTCCAGTAGATGATCCACAGGCAGTGCGCGATCCTAGATCAGACGCTGCGGAGCTTGCAGCTAGTAGAGCACACATACAGCCTATAAACCCCTCGTTAGTTTTAGGGTCAGGGCAGATAGGCCAAGTAACGATTTCAATCACTTAGAGGTTTGAAAATGAAAAGATCAAACAAAAAGGCGCCCAGTGTTATTGAACACCCCAACGAGCCTGTGGCTTACAAAGTGGACACTGTTAATCAACCGCCTAAAGATATGAAAACTAGTGGCGTTAAAATTCGCGGTACTGGTGCTGCTACTAAAGGCACAATGGCACGGGGGCCAATGGCGTAGTGAATTACACTGAGCTAAAAGCAAATGTAGAAGACATCTGTGAGCAGACATTCACGGCAGATCAACACGCCATGTTTGCAGAGCAAGCCGAGCAAAAGATATACAGCACGGTGCAGATTCCTGCGTTGCGTAAAAATCAAACAGGTACTTTAACTACTGGGAATAAGTATCTAACGATGCCTAGCGGTATGTTGTACGTGTTTTCTTTAGCGATTATTAGTGGAAACGACTACACCTACTTGTTGGACAAAGACTCTAACTTTATTCGTGAAGCTTATCCTAACCCTGCAACAACAGGTACACCCCAGCATTACGCTATATTTGACGAAACAAGTTTTATTATAGGGCCAACACCAGATGCTAATTACGCTGCCGAAATACATTTTGGTTACTACCCAGATTCTATAGTTACTGCTGGTACTACTTGGTTGGGTACTAATTTTGATTCAGCGTTGTTAAACGGCACGTTGGTAGAAGCAATACGCTTCCAGAAGGGTGAGCCTGACATGGTGGCGTTGTACGAAAAAATGTATGTGCAAGCATTGGCCCTGTTGAAGAACCTTGGTGACGGCAAACTCCGCGAGGACACTTATCGTTCTGGGCAGGTTAGGAGAGAAGTCGCTTGATTAGTGCAGATGGTCTGGTTGAAGTAGGCACTGTTACAGTATCTGCTGTTTCAAACCGGGGCTTTACTCCCGAGGAGCTAGCTGAACAGGCGTTAGACAAGATTATTTATGTAGGAGGCAACTGCCATCCGGCCATACAGGAGCAGGCTGAGGCTTTCAAAAATCAAATTCGTGGTGTGTTAGTGGAAAGCATGAAACAAGCTATACGATCTGATCGCACTACTTTGGCAAATAGATTCCGTGATGTTGGGCATTCGGAACTTGTAAAATTATTGGAGATTTAACATGGCTATTACCGTCACTACAGCGATGCCAACCAGCTTTAAAGTCGAGTTGTTTAAAGGTTTACATGACCTGCAAAACGGCGCTGATGTTTTGAAGATTGCACTGTTAAAGGCAACTGCTTCAGGCAGTGGAACCTATGGTGCTGCAAGCACTAACTATTCTGACATTACTGGTAACAGTGATGAGACCAGCGGTACAGGCTACAGCGCAGGTGGTAACACTCTGACTAACGTAACTCCTGTTGCTGATGGCACAACCGCCATTTGTGATTTTGCTGACACTACTTGGTCAAGCGCATCTTTTACTACGAGCGGCGCGATGATCTACAACACTAACAACTCTAATTCTGCTTGTGCGGTATTAAGTTTTGGTGGCGACCAGACCGTTAGTTCTGGTGATTTCCAGATTCAGTTCCCTGCGGCAGCAGCGGCTACCGCGATTATTCGCATAGCTTAGTAGGACAGCCTCATGTATTCAGGGCCAACAAGCGGCTTTGGTGAGCGAGGCTGGGGCAGTAATAGCTGGGGCGGTATAGGTACCATCCTAGACCTCGGGGCGACTTGGGGAAATGGTGCTTGGGGCGAAGGTGCTTGGGGAGACAACGGTAATGTCTCTGTACAAGGCACTGGAGCGGTAGGAACAGTCTCTATCGCTGTATCGGAAAACATCATTCCGGTCGGTGTAGAAGGTACAGGTGCAATAGGCACCGCAGCGATAAACGTCGGAGACTCCGTAGTTGTAGATGGAGTTGAAGGCACCGGCGCTGTAGGTACCGTAGTAACGAACTACAGCAGTGTCCAGATACCCACAGGGGTGCAGGGCACAGGCCAGATGGGTGGCTTTGTTGTCGTAGTTGATGACATCGTAATCCCAGTAGGTGTTGAAGGAACCGGTGCGGTTGGTGATGTAAATATCTTCATTGCCGACATTGTTGTACCAGACGGTGTAAGTGCTACAGGTTCTATAGGGGACGTAACAACTCAGGTGACCTTTGCGGTCTCTGGGGTAAGCGGAACCGGAGAGCTTGGCGACGAAGGCGATACTGTAGTTCCTGTATTCGATGGGGTTGCAGCAACCGGAGCCATAGGCACAGCAGTACCGGCCTACAATACAGATGTTGCTGTTACTGGGGTAAGCGGAACAGGCGCGATAGGAGAAGACGGCGCTACTGTAGTTCCAGCAGTAACAGGTGTAGCAGGGACGGGTGCAATAGGCACCGTAGCGATTTCGGTAGATGATTCAATTATACCCACGGGGGTAAGCGGGACAGGTGCAGTTGGGGATGTAAACTTTTTTATATGGACTACAATAGACGACAGTCAAACACCTAACTGGACAAACGTAACAGACACACAGACGCCCGGATGGGTGGATATAGATAAAGCCGCCTAGGAGCTGACGAATGGCTACTTATGTAAACAATTTAAGACTCAAAGAAATTACCACAGGTGATGAAGACGGCACTTGGGGCACAAGCACTAACACTAACTTAGAGCTTATCGGAGAATCGCTAGGGTATGCTACCCAAGCTGCGTTTAGTTCAGACGCTGACGCTACTACGACGGTGGCCGATGGAGCGACTGATCCAGCTCGTGCGCTGTACTTAAAGGTCACTTCTGGTGCATCTCTCACAGCAACTAGAACCTTGACTATTGGGCCAAACACCGTTTCGCGGGTGATGTGGATAGAGAACGCTACTAGCGGAAGTCAGTCCATAAACATATCACAAGGCTCTGGCGCTAACGTCACCATACCTACTGGGGCGGCCAAGATTGTCTACCTCGACGGTGCGGGAGCGGGCGCTGCTGTAGTAGACGCCTTGGGTCAAGTTGATGTGGGCGATGGCACGGTAACAAGTGTAGGCGGCACAGGTACTGTTAACGGTATAAGTCTGTCGGGCACAGTCACAAGCTCAGGTAACCTTACCCTTGGGGGTACACTAGCTAACGTAGACCTGACTTCTCAGGTTACAGGCACCCTCCCCGTAGCTAACGGCGGTACTAACGGAACCACGGCGGCTACGGCTAGAGCAAGTCTTTCAGCCAATGCCCTACCAATACTTAAAGGCGCTAACTACACCGCAGCAGTGGGCGAGTTTGTCACAGCTACAGCCGGAGGTATTACTATTACTTTACCCGCCTCACCCAGCGCGGGGGATACGGTAACCATTAAAGACGGCACAGGCGCAGCGGCTACTACTACATTCACTGTAGCTAGGAACGGCGAAAACATTGCCTCGGACGCATCTGACTTGGTGTTTGATAAGAACTTTGCCGAAATCACTATGTCCTACATAGATGCCACTATTGGTTGGAGCGTATAAATGAGTAATCTGTCGGAGTTATTACCCTCCGGTGGAGGGCAGAACGCTGTAGACTTTGTTGCGTCTGGGACTTTGAGTTCTGGGCAGACTGTTGTTTTAAATAGTGATGGGACTGTTGAGGCTGTCGGAGAGTCACCTGCAAGTTTAGGGGCGGAGGCTGTTTTTGATTCTACAACTAGTTTAGAAGGAGCGTTCAACTCGACCTACGACTCAGTGAATAACAAAATAGTAATTGCATACAGGGTTTCGGGGCAATCATATAAAGGTTTTGCGGCAGTAGGGACGATAAGTGGAACATCAATTTCCTTTGGTACGCCTGTTGAGTTTTCATCTGGAACAACAAAAACTACTGTAGCCATTACTTACGACGTGGCGGCGGAAAAAGTAGTAATTTTCTACAGCAATATTAGTAACAGCTCTTACGGAACCTCTATTGTAGGTACAGTTAGCGGGACTTCTATTAGTTTCGGCACGGCTGTGGTTTTTGACAGTTCGTCGGTAAGTTTTGATAGCGTATACACGGCCGCCGCCACTTACCACCCGATACAAGAAGTCTCTGTTTTATCCTACCGTAATTCAGCGGGCACACTGTCTACAATAGCTTGCAGTGTTTCTGGTACTACCCCTACTTTTGGGACGCAAGTTGTTGTAGGCGGCACAGCCTTTCAGTATATAGATAACGTATACGATGCTTCCGCCGATAGAATTGTG